TGATTTTGATTGATGGTTGTACTCTATCACGTATTTTTCACAGGTGGTGGTTCTATCCGACACAACATAATGATTTAACTTGTAGTTCTTATCAAGTTTTTGTCCTATACTGTGCAGTTGCCAAAGTATATCAGAATGTTCTCTAGAATCCATTGTATTGAAACAAAGTTGTATTCTATTTAACAATCAACTTAATGACTTTTCTAGTTCATTAATCTTTGCAAATTCTGCATATGCTTTCTCAGAACGTTCTGATAAAACATCAAGAATATCCTGTCGAATTATACTGACATCAGCATAATCATCAAAATACTTATCCAGTGCCTCTTTTAGGTATCTTTTACGATGCCATTCTGGCGAATAAGGTCGATAATCCATAATAAGGTGTTTATGTATTCGTATTATAGCACTATGGATTCTGGGGGTCAATACCCAACTCATTAAGATAACTTATCCACCACTCGGGGTTTCGATCCATTCTCCATCGTGGAACTTCAAAACCTCTTTCAGAATACCACTCAAACAGTGCTTCATCTATAATCTGTTTTACTTCCATATTCCTCTTCCTCTTCGTCAACGTCTGCATATGCATTTGCCACATAGGGTCCGTGTGGTTTGAGTGATTCTTCTCTGACATAAGTTTGCTCTTCGTTGACAGCAGCAATCCACAATGACAGTTTCATAATAATCCATATTAGTGCCAGTGGAAAGAAGCAAGCAATAAGGATTAGAGGTTTCATACTACTCCTTGTCTATGAATTTATCTATGTCAGTTCAAAGTTCATACAAACAAACCTTGCTCTTTCATATGTTGAAGTGCCTCTTTCATATTGCCAATGTGTTCATTACCCAATGACACTTGAGGATAGGTTGCCTCACTTCCAAACTCCATACGAAACTGTTTATCACTAAAATCAATACCCAAAAAATATTCGTGAAACTCACCACCAAGAGATTTGAGTAGCATACTCATACGCTCACACTCTTGACTTCCATTAGAATAGATTACTGCTGTCAGTTTTTCGGTCATTTTAGTTTCTACCATCTTTCTTTGTTCTTGGGACCAAACATAATGTATTTCGGTTCCATCTTTATGAATAACACTGTACCTAGTCACGTTGTCTCCAATCATCAGGTCGGTCCTCATTGAACCAGTCTACAATTTCATCAGCACTACCAAAACCAGTGCGGTGATTTGATGGGTCAGGGTCACCCAGTCCCATAATGTTCATAAAATCGTCCATACTACCTTCTACCATATCAGGATTGGCAGCACGTCCTCTTGCTTTCTTGAGCATTTCACGGGCAGTAGTATTTGCTTTACCCAACTTCTCTGCCCAAATCATATCCTCAAGTTTCACTTCTTCTCCATTTGCAATACACTTACAAATGAACTCTAATCGTAGCCTGTATTGAGTAGAAAGCATCCTATTCTTTCTCTTTATCTGTATTTATTTTTGCCATCATCTCTTGTGCTAGTTTAAGAGAACGACGGTATATGAGATATTTTACCACAGGATTCTTGGGATTATGTGTAAACCACCACCATTGTCGTTGAATATATGCTTTTGCTAACCGAATCGCATAATAAAATGCTGCGGCAATGCTCTCATCTGTGATTATGAAGTATAGTGCAAAAGAAAATACTACCAACCACAGATACTGAGCAGTCATTAATTAAACTCCTCGTTTCTACGATGATCAAGATATTCCAAGATTTCTGATCTCCACTCCATTAACTCATGATAGCACTCTTGATTATGTGCACATTGACGAAGTTCTGAATCTGGTTTCAATACACTTTCATAGAATAAACCGAGTGCATCACGACGTTTTTGTTGTTTGTCGCTCATAGAAACTCCTCCAGAGTGGACGTTTTATTCTTTTGTAGTTTAGACATCTTTTTGATGTATGCAACTGCCTGTTTATATGTCGTTACAGAATGCACTTGCCTACCATTATGTATAATGCCAAATCCTTTTTTGTTACCTGCCCATGGAATAGCAGCCCACATTCCATCATTAGTCACATAACCATCAGGGTCTCCTACTTTAGGATCGAGAAGACTCTGATGGTGAATAAAAGGTTTCTGAAATTTACTCATCAGAACTTGGCATTAACACTCACAACAGTTGCATTTGGGTTTCGTGCCAGTGCTACTTGACGTGCTTCCTGATAGTCACGGGCATGAACAGTCTCATAGAAGACTTTACCAGCAACGTAGAGTTTGACTTCGCAGAGCATGAGTTTCCTTTGATTACTTTAGTATTATAGCAGAATGAAGCAGTGGTTCTACTTCTGGTGGACAGTTCAGCAAGTGGTCAGTGCTTCCAGTTTATCTCCTGCCTTCTTCCAAATCTCACGATAGATTGCATTAGGATCAGGAACAATCGAAGCATCAATCACACTGCTAATACCATCATAGATCATATAAACATCCTGTGGTTTTACACTGAATGAAATACGTGCAGAGTTATTACGGAATGGTTTGCGATAGAAAACACTAGTATCTACCACTGCAATGCGAGCACAAATGGGATCAATTAAGATATAAGAGTGTGCCTTAGATTCAAATTGTGATACACCACTAGCAGTCTTTTTAATATCCCATTGTTTAGAATAAAACAGAGCTTTCTTGTCCTTACGTGGTAAAAACCCATTTCCTTGCGTTTTCACGTCGGTCAGGTGCTCTAGGTAGTACGTACTATCAGGATCGTTGAAATCTTCCTTCTTGTTAGGTTTCAGGTCAATATACTGCCCTACAATATCAATAAACCCATATTCGATCGTTTCACCACGGGCAAAACAGTCGATTCCGTGTGCAGAAGGGTACTCCAATGCCACCATCTTTGCCTGATTGCAGAAATTTTGGTAAATGACATCAGGAAGAGAACGAAGTTCCTGAACCAAATCAATAGTGGTTTTCATGATCAACGACGAACAACAGAGATTGCAGGTTGACCCTGCTGGAAAACGGTGTCAACGACTGCCTGAACGGACTTGGCAGTGCTGATACCCACTTTATCATAGACAGGCACACAGACCAGTCCAAAGGTCTTCTGAGTGCCACCCAGACGGATCACACGACCGATAGACTGAGAAATACCAATGTAGTCCATGTTACGCATAAACAGGACTGCTTCCAGACCGCTGACGTTGATACCTTCGGACAGAATAGAGTGGTGCAGAACCACAAACTTCTTGGAAGGATCTTTACCCCAAGCATTGAGAGTCTCAAAGAAAACCTCACGATTGACTTTCTGACCGTCAATCACACCACCAGTCTTGGCAGTAATATACATGCAAGAATAACCACGTTCTGCCAGTTCCATACGGAAGTCAGATTCTGCCAGCAGTTTGACAATCTGCTTGGTAGAACGTGCACAGATCAGAATCTTATCAAGACTATTCTCATCGATAGTGTCAATCAGATTCTGAGAATCACGATCGGCAATCATCTGCTTGTCCTGAACCATGTCCAGTTGCTTGACAACAACCTTAGGAGGAAGAATGTAACCTTCTTCTACCAGTTTAGGTGCAGGAACATTACAGATGACTTTACCGTAGACCTCAGCATCATTCATGCCAGGTTTGAAAACAGACAGAGAATGCTTAGGAGTAGCAGTGAAGAAATAGCAGCGGTCAGCAACAGCAGCAAAATGCTCCGTGGGAGGGAAGAAATTGCGTTGGACAGAGTTATGCGCTTCATCGAAATAAATGGTGTTGACTTCAATATCTGCTTCCATTACACGGTGCAGAGAATGATAGGTAGTGAAGATGATTACATTCTCACCAGCAGTCCGTGCAGTGTTAGCAAACAGGTGAATCTTTTCCGACTTAGTAGTAGAGAAGTGATGAGTCTCTCCACTGTGAACGTGCATGATGTGAGTATTGGTGGTATCAATCACCTCCAGAAACTCACTGCAAAGTTGTTCTGCAAGAAGAATACGAGGAGCAACCACAACAGTGGTCATTCCATTGTCAATATACTTGCAGTTCTCAACAACGTCCATGATCATGGTGAGAGTCTTGCCACCACCAGTCGGAACAATGATTTGACCCTTGTCATGAACCAGCATGGCATCACAGGCATCTTGCTGGTGAGGACGCAGAGTGATGGTGGTCATCAGGTGTCTCTCGAATACCTTCTTATTATAGCAGAAAACCGTCCCTGGTGCGACCCAGTGGACGGTTCTTAAAGTGGCTTAGACTCTCATCTTCAACCCAGACAAAGGTAGTCTACAGGGTTTTTAGAGTCTTGTCAAGTCTTATGCTGTTCTCATAATAAAAGCGAGAGCATAGTATGGTGGTCTGTTTTCATGGTAATGATCACTACCAGCTGGATCTGTAGTTCCAGTAACTGGAGAACCACTTGCTGGATTAGATCCACCATAGTCAGAACTTCCCCTACTGCTAGCAAAACCGTGATCGTGAGATGCCAATTCATCTTCGGTTAGTTGATGAGCAGTTTCACCACCAATATCACCAGGTTCATAAGTATCATCAGCGATGCCAGTAGAAGTACTAAATCCTGGTCCTGCTTGCGTTGTAATTCCTGTTTTGCTGACATCATTGGCACCAACAATAAATCTATTTCTCAAATCTGGTGTGCTATTAGTTCCATCACAAAGTGCCCATCCAGAAGGTATTGTAGTTCCAGACCACATAATAATTCCACCCACTGGAACACCAACAGAAGCAAATGTTGTAGTGCCAATTCCAACTTGAAGTTCTCGTGCTGTTGAGTTATAAACAAGAGCACCAGGAACAACACCATCTGGAGTGACTTTATTTGCCGCAGTGTATCCTGTTCCAGTAGGAGTATTCCACAAATCTTGCATAATATTGATTTCATCTTGTGTTAAAGATGGTGGAATAAAGTAGGAGTTCATCGTGGTTG